TGTTACCTTTAGAATCTTTTTTATTTACTTTTTTCTTTATAACATCACCAACTTTTTTAATAGTTTTTAAAGCACCACCTACAAACTTTTTAGTTGTCTTTCCTTTTATAGGCATACCAATAACTTCACCTGTTCTTCCTTTAGGTGGTAGCATTTCTAAAACTTGAGAAGGTGTTAATCCCTTATACATTTTTGGATTGTTTCGTATTGCAGATTCTACTCTTGCTGCATCATTTTTATTCATTGCTTTAGAAGGCATAGATTTTCTCATTTGTTCTAGTGCCATCCTCATAGCTTTAGTCATTGCCATTTTATAATCCCCCTTGTGTAATTGTGTTGTCACCTCCTGCAGGACTTGCAGGTGCTTCCATGTCATCTCTTCTAGTTCTTCTTGCCTGATTCCGAAGAGCAGTCACAGACTCTTTATATCTTGTTTCATATACACCTATTGCTTCATAGTTTTTCATAAACAATAAAGCTTCTACCATAGATGCATTATATAATGCATTGTAACAAAAATCTGAAAAATAATTATTAGGAGTTGCAGATGCAAGTGTAACAGGTCTTGATATGTGTGCAACAATACCATCTACAGTTGACACTGCAGTAGGAGCAATAAGTATAGTTGTATTATCTCTTCTTGCATAATACTCAGGTGTTCCTGTACTTGCACTTACTGACCAATAGTCATTAATAAATTCATCTGTTCTTTGTACTAAATTTATCTTTGTTCCTGCATTATTTATATTTACATTCTTTACTATTCTTGTTCCTGCAGGGAGATTAATTATATTCTTACCACTTGATATTGCTACAGATGTATATGTAACTAAACCATAGTCATCTAAATCTGTAGTCAATCTTAACTCTGCCTTATTAACCATTCGAGGTATAGCAGTTTCAAAGTCAGAGTTATCATTCTCTGTACTTTCTATTAAGTCATTTACTAGGTAAGTATAATTAGCCATAGAAAACTGTCACAGTACTTGCTGAAGTAGGTGCAGAAACTTTAACTGGTCCTATCATTCTTACACCATTATCAGGTATATATATGTCTCCTGCATCTACATTAGTAGTTCCAACAAATTTTATATTACTTCCTGAAGTGCTTCCATTTTCATCTGTCTGACTTCCTGTAATAAGAAATGTTCCTACTCCACTATAACAAATAGTTCTGACTCTTGTATCTGCAACAGTCACACTTGAGAGAGTATCAAGTACTGCTCCACTTCCTGTAACCATTCCTGTTCTTATATTCGTTGTCATTTAATTCTCCTTGATATATTTATTATACAAAAAAATAGGGAAGGATGCAAAATATATCCCTCCCTTTTTTTCTAAATTAATAACTTAAAGCTATCTATTAGGATGAACCTGAAGCTCCATAGTAACTTCTCCAGTCAGAAAATCCAAAGCTATATCTTTCTCTAGCTTTAAATCTTACATTGCCTGTATCAAAGTCTGGCTCCATTTTAGTCTGCAGTGGTGAACGTACAAACATCTTAGCTCCATTAGGACAATCAGTCTTTAAGAACCATGCATTAGTATCGGTAAATCTTCTATTTACAAAGAATCCACCCGGAACCATGCCCTGATTTCTGATTGAGTTAATGTCGTTAACATTTGTTGCACCATTTGCAGCAGTAGTTGGATTAACCCCAATAGTAGTTGACATAGTACTGTTCAGAATTTGGTCTGCAGTAAATGCCAAGTCTGAAGGTATATGCAATGATTGAGTCTGAAGACCTATCAATATACCTCTATCATCTTTTGCTTTAGATATAGTAATCAATGAAGACTCTAGTGAAGCTTCTGATAAGTCAGTTGCTCCTAAAGTATTTGATTGATTTCCATCACCTATAGTTGGATGTGATGCAGAAAATAATTGCTGACCATCTCCACCTGCGAAAGCTGAATTAAAACCATTATTAAATACGTCTGCAGCCTTAACTTGCTTAGTATTAGCCATTGCTCTTGCTAATCCTTTTGCTCTTAATTTTGCAAATGTATCATAAAGGTTATCTTCCATTGCTTCTTCAGTGATTGCAAAAGCCAGTGCAACTGTCTCATGCGTATATCTTGAAGTGAAAGACTCTTGAGCATCATCAAAGGAAACTGCAGCACCTTCTGCTTTAGTAGGTGCAGTGCCAAATCCTGTGAATAACACTTCTTCTTCAAATGCTCTATCTGAGTTTTCAGTCTCAAACAAAGGCTTATGCTCATCAGATACTTCTCCATACTCCATGCCAAAAACTGCATTAAGTCCGGGAAGAAGTTCTTTTGAGATACTTGCTCTATTTATAGCCATAGTTTAATCTCCCCTTATCCGTTTAATAAATATGCAGTTATAGTAGTAGGCACAGAAACAATCGTAGTAAAAAAGTTATCTGTATGTTGTACTAATCTAGCATTTAATTTTAAAAATGCTCTTTCAGTAGCAACAGCAACTTGGTTACCCGGTTCGTTTACAGAGTCTAATGCACGTACCATTGCAATGCCTGAAGTTCTAGTTGAAGCATCTATAGTATGTCCAGATTTACCTGTAAATGTAGAACCTGCACCTAGAACTACTCCAAAGTTCTGCGAACCAAACAAGTCTCCTGCAGTAACAGATGCATCTGCCTGTACTTCAAAAACCTGATTGGGGTCATCACACACTATTCCAAATGCATCAGTAGTTGATGTACCTGAAGGAAAGTATGATTTAAATTTTTGTTCGCCATTCTCAACATATCTGCAACCCATGAATACACCCTGCACGACTTCATTAGTGTCAGTAACAGTTTGCAAATTACCTGCATTTATTCTTACTAAATCACCAGTAAAAATATTTGCAGCATAACCTGAAGCTATAGGATATTCATTAGTTCCAATCGCATTGGGGTTCATACCACGTTTACGAGATGGTGAGAAGCCAAACGGAGCTGCGCTTGTAGTCATTCGTTTTTCTCCCTTAAATTAAAATTAACTACTAAGACAACAATACTAGATTAATCTTGAAATCTAGGAGTCTTGCCTTTCGTAACTTGACTTTTACTATTATTTCTAATAGGCATACGAGAATTATTTCCATTCATTAATTGTTGATTAACTGCATCAACCATTTCTGAACTTTGATTCTCATAATATTTTTGTCGATTTTCTGCTTTTTCTAATGGCATTTTTGCTAATGCTAAGTCTCCACGACAGACTGCACCAGTATACCGACCTTCATCTCTCACGAAAGATGTATGCTGAATTTCAGGAACTTCATTAACAGATACAAATTGCCAACCTTCTTGTAGACGTTTGCCAACATTTGTATAATCATCTTTACCACGAAGATTTATACGAATCCAACGAAGAGCCATGCCCTCGTTTTTAAAACGATTATGAACAGCTTCAGGTATATCAAGCATATTAGGCTCTCTAAATTCCATATCCTGTTCTCTGTTATTGAGGTCACGACTTTCAATATTACGTGATTTAGCCATTGTACTTGTTCGTGTCATTTTAATTTCCCCACACTATTTATTGTAAACTGTAGTATAATCGCCTTCAGATTTTTCAACCTTTAGCTTTTCTGCAGCATATTGTTCAAGAGGTATTCCCCATTTTTCAGCAAGTCTCATATCTTCTTTTGATAATTTAACTTTCTTACCTTTAGACGAGGATGAAGGAGTGCGTGATGCTCCTCCGACTACTTGAGCAGGAGATGTCGTTTCCTGCTGACGATTGTCAACTTCAAACCTTTCGGGATATTGTTGACGAAGCCTGTTATTTATTTCATTATAAAAATCTTCTTCAGAAGGGTCATAACCCTCTCCTTTTAATGTTTGGTCTATCTCTAATGCTAACGTAGTCATTATTTGGTCTTTACCAAACCAAGGATTTTTACCTGCCCAATCCAATGCAAGTTTATCATACTTAACACTTGGTTGAGGTTGTGCAGTAGGTTTAACTGTTTCTTTTACTTCAGGAACTATAGGCTTTTGAGAATCATACTGTTGCTTTGCAATCTTTAATGCACTAGCATCATTCTGAGCATTACTTAAATTTTCCTGTGCATTTACAATTAAAGCAGAGTCACCTGACTCTATTGCCTGTTTGTAAACATCCTTTGCCATTTCAATACGACTTTTAATTTGCTCTTCAGTCGTTTCAAAATTTTTAGTAAAAGAAGTTTCTGCATCTTTTTGCTGAGACTTTAACTTTTCTTCTAGCTCTGCCTGTCTTGAAATAAGTTGGTCAATTTGTTCCTCTCGTTCTTTTTTCTGACGAACTAATTGCCTTATTCTTTTTTCTGCTCCTGAAGAATTTGCTTCAGGTTTCTTTTCAGGTATAACTTCTTCTGTTTCAGGTTTTGTTTGAACTTCAGGTTGTTGTGGTTTTTCTTCTACAACTTCTTCCTGACCTTCTATTTCAAACTCTACTTTGTCTTCTTCTTTGTTTTGCGATTGTGAAGTATCAATCGTAGACCACTCATTATCGGGTGTCATGTATTTCTCCATAGTTTGCGAAACTAAGTTTACGCATATTTTTTATTATATATTAATTTAAAGTTGTTTGCAAGTGCAAGTACTAAATTAATTTGTTAAGTTATATGTAGGGTCTAAATCTTTAGGGTTATCTACTACCATAGAAATTTGGTCATCATATAACAAAATTAGTTTTATTCCTTTATAAAAAAACTTTTGACCTGAATGTTTACCATAACATACATAGTCTCCTTCTCTACACCAAGGACCATTAGGAAACTTGTCTTGGTCTA